TTTGCGTCGTGCGGTGCGCCAACACCTACGGCTAAAATAAAGAGCGCTCAATTAAGGCATTTCTACAATATTTTATCGTAAGTCCGTTCCTCGAAAGGAAAAAGTTTACCACTGCGGCGCGGGCCTCCCCCGGCGCATTTCAGCGTCGTAGTTTGGCTCCCGTTGTGGAATTCGAAAAAATGAGCGGTTGTTTAATCCGCACAAGTTTTGGTGCAAATTGGAACCTTCCAAACGTAAAATCGTCCCCGGCGGCCTCTGAGATGACTAGAGGATTTGGCCAAGGAATTGGTGTAAATGTTGAGGTGGTTCCAAATGAGGCCGATGAAAATGGCCTATATCTGAGTTCCAAGAACCTCCGGGCTCTTGGATTGTTGTGATCGATAGCTTTGATGACATCAGCTTCGGTAACAGTTGCTGGTGTTGTAAGCAACCTGATCGGGTAATTGGTTGATGATGGTACGCTAACTTCTAGATGAGTTCCAGATTCGCCAATCTTCTTGACTGAGGCGTCCGGTAGCATGAGAGATGAAATTCCGAAATCGTAATTTCGCAAAGGTAATGTTGCGAAAGCATCATTTGCGTAGTTGTACCCGATCGCAGATGCGTCGGGACGGAAATATGGCTGTCTTGGTGGTGTGTCCATTTCAATTTCCTGGGAAACTCTGAAGTCCCAATAACCTTGATCATTGCGAACTGTCGGATCACATAGATCGGACAGCAATTTTCCAGTGAAAGCACTGGCATTGATGATGTTAGATGGGTGGGTCGTTAGATGGAAGCGACGCGACCCACGTGCGTATGCGTACATTGCCCCGATGTAAGTGAGGTATGTATCCATTTCTGAGAGGTTAGGTGTAGTGCCTCGAGTGGTTCCAGTAGGTGCGATGTTGCGTCCATACAGGACAGAGTCTTGTGAGCCTTCCATGGTTCCAAAGTAATCCAAATCAATTTCCAATACGTGATTGGATGACGGGTAGTCTGATGTCATGACTCCTGCTGATGTAACATTGTGTGGAAACATGTAGTATGATGGGCTCATGCGCTTAGTGAGTTGGCGCAAATTAGTGATAACCTCTCCAGTGCAAAGCTTTGCGCGCTCGACTGGGTTAATATAACTTGGAGGCATCCAGGCTGAGAAGTCTGAGAGATTTTGAGTTGAATTCTTATTGTAAGGATCCTGCATGGCTTCGGCATAGGCCATTCTGGGTGAGCTTGGTCTTGAGGGCCAGTCCACTTCGTCGAATGCTTCTTGAGCTAGTTCGACGTTCATGAGTCGTGCGGGAACAACGCCCATTTCTGGTTGATAATGAACGGTTCCATCGAAATATTTTCCTGTATAGTCAATTCGTTTTGCAGATGGGTATGCAGGGCGATAATTGCCCAAAGTTGGTTCTGAGAAGCAAATGTCTTTTCCTCCACCCGTCCACAGAAGCATATTTACTGAAGAAGATGCGGTTGAAGGTGCAACCAATTGATTAAGAACAAAAATAACAACAGCTCCGTTAGAGCATTTGCGGAGTCGGGCGCGCGGTTCAATACCGGTCGTCTCTCCGTTGACTAGATATTCAACGGCATTGTTGTCAAGAATAGTGTTGAGATAGGCCGTGTTCCCAAGGTATGGAACCTCGAATTCGATATGCGAGTTGTCTGTGATATCCCATACAATGTTAAAATTGTTTCCAATCTCCGTGATAGAGAAGGTCCCAAGTGGATCAAAGTCCGGAATGTATGCAAGAACTAGACGACCGGCATGGAATGGTGTTGAAACACAATCAAGTTTGTACTTGATAGAGCCTGCCCAATATTTAAACATTGAAGCAACGTATGCCATTGGTGTTGGGGTGTATTGGCCCCAAGAAACATTTTGGGCTCCGGCATCTTTTACGCACATGCCTGGCATGACTGGCCAGTATGAAAGCACCGATCCCACAGGTGCGGTATCGGGCCAATTGAACGAAAGAGAAACAGCAAGCTTCGATGCGATGAAATTGATGTCCATCTCATCATGATCTTCTCCAAAGACTGGTGCGACTGGGATGTCGAATCCCTGTGAGAACGTTAGAGGCACTGCAGTCGATTGGGAATCAAAATGAGTGAAGTTTGGCTGTTGATGAGCAATGAGACGTGTTGGTCCTGTCAAATCTGACGGGGACGAAAATCCAAATGCGCGTGCAGCGCGTGCGGCCAATGAAGTGGCCCATGAAACTGGTTGCGCAATGGGCGCCAGGAGTGGAAAACTGCCTAGAGCCGTGGCCACAGTTGAAACTGTGTCCAATCCCTCCGAAATAAAATGAGAATGATTTGCCTCTTGAACTTCCTCGCGAGCTTCAGCATAAGCAATTCGATGACGCGCATCTGTAAGAAGAGTGCGAGGCATTGGAACTGTAGTTGAAGAAGTTTGAGTGGGGACGCCAAGTTTGACGTTTTCGAAACGTGCTTGAAGAGATAGTGTCATTGAATTAGAGGTAGATGCGGATGTAAGGGGAGAAAGAACTCCCAAGAAGAGAGAGCCTAAACCGTATTGGCCGATCGTGTCCCATTGTGAAATGGGTGCGCAGAATGGAATGCGCATTTCGACAGGCGATGGAATTGCTGGATCGAAAATTACGTGAGGCAGTTGGGACTGTGTTACGATGTTCGTGTCTGAAGCGCGTGCAAAGCGCTCTCGTCTGCCTGTCTCGAAAGACATAATCAAACGGCCGGCTTGAAATTGAATAGGCGATCCAAATAGTCGAACGACGATGTCGAAAGAAATAAATTGATAGCGTGAAACTTTCTCTAGCTTGATGGCCGAAAGATTTAGCAAATCTGTTGGGCAGTCGTAGGTGGCGAGGACTGCTCCTGCTCCTGATGCTGAAGTCCAATTGATGTTTGCCACAAAAGTGGGTCGTGCCATGAACGATTTAATATCCGATGAAATGGTATGATCGACAGATAAAGCGTTGGTATCACATTGAGTAGTGATGGGAGAGGAAGCCTCCATTTCTGAAGGTAGTGAATCGATGAAAGAAGTAAGTCCTTGTTGTTCCATGTGAGCAGAATTGGGTTCGAAGATGGTCTGACCAGCGGCATTGCTGGCGGAAATAACCTGGCCGGTTGTTGCTGCTGGTGTTGGTGGTGTAGATCGTACTGGTGCTGATGTTCCAGTTGAAGCAATTTTTGATTCTGGTGGTGTTGTTGAAGCGGTTTTCATGTACAAGTCCATATAAAACCATTGGTAGGACAGGATGAATATTTGAATTAGAGAAATAAAAACATAGCAGTACAAATAATAAAGATTTCATAAACATTAAAATGGGTAAGATCACATGTTTTAAAAGTTTTTGTTGGAATTAAGAAGAACCTCCGGAAGTCTCGGGAGGCGTTCGTACAGGCCAACGGCAAGCAAGGCTTTCTCAATCGCCTCGGTTGTTTTTCCTGATGGGTCAGTATAAGCTAGTTCGGTGGCGGCAGTGCGACAATTGACTAGAGTTGCGGTTGTGTTGTCCATGGATTTGCGGGTGTAGTTAGCCAGCTCCTTGCAAGTTGCAATGTCGAGGGGGGCTCTCCAATGTCCGTCCATGAAAACGAAGCCACGTTTGAGAAATGTGGCGTCAGTGATTTTGCCGTCATCTTTAAAGTTCAGAGTTTTATCGATGGCGGTGTAGGTCATTCCGACTTTCTTGAGGTGCTGGGCAATACTGGCGGCGGTGAATTCTGGGTGATCTTGTGACACGGTGAAGATGTTATCATCACCGTAAAGAGCCATACGAACATTGTTGAGAAAGTCGTGTGGTCCAGTTCCGTAGATTTCGGTCCAAGCAAAGTGGAAGGCGGATGCGTTTGTGTTGTTGTTGATCTGGGTCGTCCCGAGAACTCCACTGGGGTTCACTCCGTCTAAACGAAGTAAATCTCCTTTGACTAGCAATGTGGGATAACTAATACAATGAGCGAATCCTTTGCGAATAAAACGGTCGGTGTCATTGTTGGATCCATGGAGCTCATAAAAGTCGTCGGCAGGGGCAAGTGATCCCTGAATGAAGTCGGGACACTGTGATGTGTCAAATCCCTCGTAATCACCATCCTTGACATTGGTGCCATGGTGATGGAGATGACGAACGAGCTGGTCCCATTCTGCAGAATCTGGATTGATTCCAACAGTGGACCAGTTTTTGATGCGATGATCGATGACGTGTTGAAAGTAGGCTCCGAAGTACATGCGCATAGCAATGAGAAAATCCATGGGAGAAGCACAGAAAACACGAGTTTTCATGTCCTCAGGTTTGGAGTAGTCGCAACGCTTGAGCTTGCGGCGTTCGTCCTTGAGTGATGCCTTAAAGATTGGTGGTTCAATGATTCCGTTCTTGAAATTCGAGATGTGTCGTTCAACTGCCGCAACCAAGTCTGGGTGCAGAGTTTGGGTCGTGGGATAAATCCATGCGAGCTTGCCCGGGAGTGCGGCTGGTTTCTGCATGTTGCACCACGGATATCCAGGTGATGTGGACAGTTCCATTGGTTTCAAAATGCCAGGAATACCGAAGACGGCTTCTGTCATAGTGAGCACACGTGAAATCGCAGCTTCTCCGGGACACGTGAGCGCGACAAGCATTTCATGGTTTCGTTCCAAGAAAGCAGTTGTGAGTTTTGGTTTTGGTTTTCCCATCAATTGAACGCCTTTGAGCAGAGGGCAAATACCCTGAACTGGCTTAAGAATAGCGGCAGCTGTTGTGACGGGAAAAACTCCAAAAATTTCTGAAGGAGTAACATCCGTGCGAACGGGATCGAATGGCGGTGGGACGGTTCCCAAATACTCAAAGTTGCCTTCGAGATTTGTCTGGCGAAAATGTTGGGTCACAACCTCAGGAAGGACCAGCGAATGTGCTGCTGGAAAGTTTTCCAAGAGATGATCAATCATGGATCGAGTGACTGCAATAGCAAAGCCTGTAGTACCAACTCCAGCGCCGTGAATGCCCAGAATCTTCCGAGCAATCATTGGATTAACGACGAGAACGGGGCTGCCACAATCGCCGAATGTTGTTTCGGCGTGTTCATACTCAAATCCCTTGGTGATGGGGATAATAGAGTCTCCAAACGTTGAGTGGACAGCTTCTGTCATTTTCTTTCCCTTGACGACGGTTGCGGCATGCATCTTTTTGTCGCGAGATAAGATCTTAAAAACAGATCGCTCGAAATTCATGTCATCATCAGTGCAAAACTGATTGACGATGTCGACGTGCGCGCGAAGGCGGGGAAATCGCACCATGGCAAGATCGTGATCTGGATGGCGAGAGTATGCAACGTCCTTCATGTTGATCTCAACAGGCGTTATGGTTCCGGGAAATGTCGCGAAGACGGCTGATGGTGTATTCAGAAGTTGGTCGAGAGAGTGTTTGTTCAACAAACAACTCTGATCTCTGACAAAAAGTCCAATGGCACAATGTTGGCCGTTAGTAACTCCATTTCCGATGTAAAACATCGCGAGATTGTCTGAGACTTTGCTTGAAACGTCCTTACAATTGGCGTCCGTAACAGCTTCAGCTTTAGGGGCTCGAATAGCAGTTTGGGTTTTCATTGCTGGAGTTTTTCCGGCGTGGGTCCACGACTCGCTTGAGATCTTTCCTTTGATGATGGTAGTCAGTTCGTGAGCGGTGGTTTTTGGCAAATTCCCATCTTCGACTTGTTTGACGATTTCGGCATAAGCTTCGGCAGACACAAGTTTGTTGCGAGTTTCTTCTGGCAAAATTCCCCACAATGCGTTGTAGGTGTCGGTGCTGATATACCCATAGTTGTAGGCAATCTTTCCCAAACCAAGTTTGATCATTGAAAACACTGCAAGCATGGTGTATGCGGAGGCAAGTTTTTGCATCATTGGAGCATTGGGATCTTTAACACCATTCCATAGATATGAAAAGGCGTGTGAAAGCATGTGCTCCCAGATGAAACCGCCGGCGTCTTGGGCATCGTGAAGTCTCTCACGAAACCAGCCAGTCCAGGTGGCACTAGCTTGTGCGCGGGCAAAGGCAAACATGCACGGAATTGTTTCTTCCGTAGAATGATTTTCAAGAGCTTCGCTTGGATCAACATCGGGGACATTTTCGAAGTAAGAGAAATGCTGGTCCATGATGTTGGTGCGCTCGACGTATGTTAAATTCGAGTAGGCGCTTCGACGGAAAATTTGAACATTCTCCTTAGTGAACATCAATCTGACCATGGATTTAAACCACACGGGCTTGTGATCGCCTGACAACGGAGATTCCTCGGGTGTTGCGTTCAGGTGTAATTTAGCCAAATGAGCAATTTGTTGGTACTCAGGGGCGACGCACTCGTAGATGTTGAGCTTGTGAACGGACCAAAGATCCATGAAAATCCCAGTGGTGGGTGAGTCTTTTTCAACTTCAGCCATGGCCTCGATCAAGAGAATGCGCTCGCGATCATTTAGATGTGGAGTGCGCTCGATGACGGCAATCTGATTGGATTCTTCCACAGTGCGGTTGGCGAAATAGTTAAGCGCGGTCTCTGCTAGAGAATGCGCCTCGACGATTCGCGGAACTGCCGCAGTGGCTGATCCAACAATTGTGGAGGTGATCTGGGTCGCATTACGCGAATAGGCCGGATTTTGAATGAAATCCATCATGTTGAGATTATCGGGAAGAGGCACATCAATGATGGGCGCTTCGCGAACTTTCCTAAGGCTGTTGGCAAGACCAACGACTTTCTGTCCTTGAGCATGCATTTTCATGCGTGCCAGGGTCACAAGTTGCTGATAGTTGAGAACGATGTCCGTGAGCTTATCATCTTTAACAAGAGTAAAGATGTAGCAATCTGTGTTGACTTCAGCTCCGACAATGACGTCGGGATCGCGCTCAACCTTCACATGAATGTCAAACCGTCTTTTAAGTGCTTCTGCACAAGTGATGGATTTGGCCTCGATGGTCGGTTGATTTGAGGTGCACACAACGAGAGAAGATTTGAAGTATGAGTTCTTCTTTTCCATTAGTGTGGCCTTAGGAACTTGAAAAGCCGCTGAGTTTTTGATGCGAATGATTTCCAGGATCTCTGGATTTGGATTAGCAATGCTGTCCGCACGCTGCAGAAAGTCGTCATAAATGACGGCCTGCTTCGTGTTGTCATAACCCTCCCAATATTCGAGTGCTGGATTTCGGGTGTAAATGAAACTAGCAATCTCGACGTTCGGTTGGGCCAAAACTTCAGGTTGGTCTTTGATGATGTCTGTGATGAGAAGTGTGGTGGCTAACGATTTTCCAACATTGGAAGCGCCGTACATGTAGATGATGATAGGCTCGACGCGTACTCCTACATCCTTGTGAGGTGATGTGCGGACAGCGTCCATCCAAGTGTCAATGCGCTTAGAAACGACGCGCAGGGATAATGAAAATTTTTCCCGAAGGCGGCGTCGATCTGCGCAGGCGATAACTCGTTTTAGAGTCTCGTCCATTGTGCGAACATGCGAACAAGCGTCGCGACTGCTGTCGATAGTTTTGTAACCTTCCGTTTTCTCAAAATCCTCAACGGCGCGAGTTAGTTGATCAAATTCATCCAACTCAATGATGGCTTCTTCGAAATCTGGGGGGATTCCGTAGATTTTCTCATAGATGAAAGGGAATAGATCTTTCCAAGCGTCTTTGATAATGCGAGTAACTGTACCTACGCCTGACAATGAAAAACCAAGACTGGTGATGCGATTGAGGATGGTAAGTCCCATGGGACCAGAGACTTTGTTGACTCCAAGAATGACTAGAAGAAGCATCCCAACAGCGTGCGGAACCCATGTGAATGAGCTCTGCGCCATTGGAACGCCCAAGAATGTGGCGATGGTGGCCGCGAAGGCGGATGTGAGATGTGAGGCAATTCCAACAATTGCGCAAGATGCGATGAATGTGGAAGGCTCTGAGAGGAGAATAGCAATATTCGACAAGAGTCCAGCGCAAGCAGCAAGCTTGCGAATGATTTCTGCAGCAGCTCCTGTTGAGCCAAAAGCTTCAAAAAGCGATGAGAAATCAGGCAAGTGTGGCCTGATGTTGATGTTGAAATCAAATCCAAATTGTGCTTTCACTTCAAGAGGACGCAAAAGTTTGATGTATTTGTGCGTCCAGTGGTCTTTAACAGAGAAAATCAAAGTGAAAACATTGTCATTGAAATGATATGTTTTGCGCAATTGAGATCCTGAGTGTTCGAAGAGAGCAACGGTGCCCATCTTTGAAAGAGTGGCAAGACGATTGCTGAAAAGGTGTGTGCGATTGATTAAGCGCTCAGCAGATAAATCTGCTTCGGCCAATGCGGATCGTTCTGAGATGAATGAATGAACAGCGCAGTCTTCGAATGTGGCAAAGATGCGGTGTGTGCAAAGTTGATTGGCGTGTGTGTAAGCCTTTTCAATGTCTTTCGTAGCGAAGGTGCATTTGGAAATGTTGGTGCATCGGAAATAGAATTTATCCCAAAGGTCGGCTGATGACGACCCGTAAATGTTGCGGAAAGCAGCGGCGGATCGTCGTCTGGATGTAAAGACACTATTTTCAGTAGCTGAATCAAGTGCTGGAAGCCAAACTGTGGAAGATCCCATTTGGACGCGAGTGGTGAGAGAAAAATCGGCAATGTTGAATTTGTCGAAAAGAGTGTGATTCTGAGATTCAGCATGAGCTGAATTTGAGAAAATTGCGCGAGCGGCCAGAGTTTTGGTGACGAGTAACGTCTGTACCTCTGTAGTTAGTTCGGTGTGTTGGTTCTGGGCAGAAACGGTGGCGGCGGCGGCGGCGAGGGTAGAGAGATCGTTTTTCCTGTAAGTGTTTTCGATAGTTGTATTTGTCATTTTGATTTACAATATGTTGTACACTACTAAACGTTTATTGTCCATAAAGTAGCGGCTCATTAGAGTGAGCTCTCATTTTTCTCGAAAGAACCATAAGATGTTGTTAATGGATTTTACGTCAGATTCAAAAGCGGTAAGCTGTATAAAAGAGAGGTATGGTAGGAAAAGGTGAGCTAAAGCTGTCCATGCACATGGACTTGTAACTTTATCGTAACGGCTAAGTTCCTACAGGAACTCCAAGAAAACTTAGCTTGGCTACACTTTGTCTCCAGATAATGAGGGGGGTGATTCATTACATGTGACATCCCTGATCAGGGGATAAGATGGGTAATAAGATGATGAAGAAGCTTTGTTCTAGATTATACTCAACGTGAGAAGGCACGGCTTAAACCGAATTTCTTCCTCGAGGAATATGAAATTGTGAACAAGATCTAAATGTGTACACACAAAGATCACAATTTCTGGATGAGAGAAGGCGAAAAATAGGATCGCAGTGGTCGGGTAAAACTAATTTGTAAAAATTGGGTTTTGGTTTTGTGGGTACCTTATTAATCGGCACAAATAAATCTAAACAATATGCGAAATCGCCTTATAATAATTGCGGTATAGCAACCCTCATTATATGATTAAAACCCTTTCGGGCACCAATATAGCAAGGTTAGGATCATGCGTACGTTAACACAATTAAGGCTAAACCACGGGGGCACGCAAACACGAAACTAATTAGTAACGCAATCAAATGAGTCTGATAAAGCAAAATTATGTTGAAATAAATGTGTTTAAAATGGAGGAGGTAGGAGAAG